AGCTCTTTATATACGTCCGTAAGGAAGAGCGACAATGAGCTTTCTACTATTGGAGATATCGCTAATAGAAATAGAGACAAAATGAGCAATGACCAGAGAATTGAACTAAGCAATAAGCATAACGACTATAAAGAAACACAATCAAATAAAGAACTTCCTAGTGGAATGTCTAGACTTAAAAAATCAAAAACTAAAATCAAATGGACTAAATAATGAGTGAATTCATATACAACCCCAAAAGTCTTTTTAGCAATACTGAAAAAGAGGAAACTTTAGATACTGAATTTTTTACCACTGCTGATAAAGCTGACTTTACTGATCAAAACGGGTTTTCAAGATCCGAGGTCGATGGAGAATCAGTATTAGCAAAAAAGAATATTCGGAAGAACGGATCTATTAAATATGTTATAAGACTTGGTAATAACGGGAAATTTTTAAATCCTTTTTCGATATACGACAAAGAACACGATAACATATTCATAAATAAAGTTTGTAGATCCAATAGTAAATTCAAAGAAGTTAATGCCAAAGTATTTGGGTTTTATATGGAATTTCTTAATACGAAAAATATAGCATGGCTAAACAACGCAGAAAGAGAGAATGAATAATGGCTAAAATGAATAAGACTCTAACATATGCAGTACTGTGGTTAAACCATCAGGGCTTGGATAACACAAAGATAGCAGAGGAATTATCTTTAACTGACAAGCAGGTTAAGGGTGTGGTTGATAAAATACATATTGCTGAAACCCAGACCAATAGTATTCCAACAACATCTTCTCCTGTTGGTAAAATTAAGTCTAAAGATCTAATGATCACAGAGAGCGCATCACGAACAAGAAGTGTAGCTATTATGACCCAGCAAGCATCTTCATTAAATGACGAACTAAAGAAAAAGGGTAGTCCGAAGTCAGATACTCAAAATGGTATCTTCAGACCTTTTAAGAAATAGATTATTATATGAGCGAAGAAAATACTTCAATAGATAAAGAAGCTTATGATGTTGAGAAAGAGATTCGACTACTTTATGAAAATCTTTCCCCAGAAGAAAAAAGCCTATTCGAAAATTTCGAACTAAAAATTGGTAAAATTCTTGAAAAAGCTCAAGATAAAAAGCTAGATAATATAGATAACGACGAACCCCTGGACTTCAGCGAAAAGCACCCGGAAATATTGCATCCTAAACATATTACCAATGCGCCACATGAAATTACGGTTTATGTTAAGGCAGAAGTATCAGAAATAGACGAAAACGGACATTTAGCTGAAACCAAAGATCTATTTGAAAAGTATTATCATATTCCAGTACGGAATCAAAAAGACTATAGAATCTATGTGGATAAATTTTTTGAAAAATTCCACAGCAATCTAGAGCTTACTTGCCAAGAAATACACACCAACAATCAAAACGCTGATGCCTGATAAATATTTATCCAAGTACTCCAACGGCAAATCTGTGTCATCTGCTCAGTTTATAACAGAAATTATCTGTGAAAGAAAAGCACAAACCAGTAAGCAAGACCTTCATTATAGATTTTGGGTAGAAAAAAGCTGGTCTGCTTTTTATAGAAACCAAATAGGCTCCGCCCACAAGTTGCTTAAGCAATATTCTGCTAAAGCTATCATAAGGGCTCTGAACACTGATCAAGGTAGAAAAATCTATTCTTTGCGAGCGCCGCATCTTCCCGCTATGATAGAGAGCCAAGAACAGATAATATTACAAGAAAATACTGATCTTACTCTTAATATTGAGAGAAAAGAAAATATCTCTTTTGGTAGCAGTAAATCTCAATCAAAAAACATTATTTCTAAATTGAAGGATCTAGACCAATGAGCTTAAAAGAAGACGTTATTAAAGATTTTGGTAATGAAATTATGCTAACAGCAAGTGCTGTTGTAGACAAGAAATTAATTACCATCCCAGTAAGCCCATCCTTAGATATCATATTAAATGGTGGAGTGCCGGAAGGTAGCTTCATGATTTTAACCGGTCAACCTAAATGCGGAAAAACCACAACATCCTTAGATTTCGCTGCTACAGCACAAAAACCAGAGTACGCTTACAAGGGATTCAAAGAAGGAAGAGAAATATATTACCTTAATATTGAAGGAAGACTTAAGAAAAGAGATTTAGAAGGTATTCCAGGACTCAATCTTGAACGATTTCATATTATTGGCTCTCAACAAGGAAAGATATTACACGCAGAAGAATATCTCCAAATTGGTGAAAGAATCATTAATGAAATCCCAGGATCAGTACTAATCATAGACTCATACTCTGCATTATGCACTGAGACAGAAATTACGTCAGATATGAGCAAGATGCAAAGAGCAGATGGTGCCAAGTTGTTAGCTAAGTTTTGCAGGAAGGTGGCTAATGTTATTCCTGTTAATAGGAATATTGTGATTGGCATTACTCATCTTATGGGTAATCCTGGGACTGGCCATGTTGAATGGAAAGAGAAGAGTGGTCAGGCTATTGCTTATCAAACAGATATTAAACTAAGGGCACAATTTCATAGGGCATGGAAAATCGGGACATCAGAAGATGGTCAACAAATTGGACAAGAGATACAGTGGCAAGTGGTTTGTTCGGCGCTTGGTGCTCCTGGTGGTACCATTACTAGCTATATTAGATATGGCCAAGGCATTGATAAGCAGATGGAGCTATTAATGCTTGCTGCCGATATTGGTCTAATTCAAAAAGGGGGAGCTTGGTACACATTAACTTCGGTGGAAGATAAGCCAAAATTTCAAGGAACAGAAAAGGTTAGACAATACTTAGTTGATCATCCAGATATTTATGAAAGCCTATTAGCACAAGTTAAAGAGACCATGGGTATTAAATGCAAATAAAAGATCTTGATGGCAACCTTTGCAATTGGCAACTCATTGGAGGCATAGCCCACGGGGCCGCTAAAAATAAATCCTCTTTGCATTTGACTGCCAGACAGCTAATACATCAATGCTTCCCAACCATGCAAATACTGGAGGAGGTACCTGTTCCTTTGAGGAGATCAGAGACTCTATACTTAGATTTTTATATCCCTCTTTTAAAACGCACTATTGAAGTACATGGTGAACAACACTACAAATTTACCCCATTTTATCATAGTACATTATTAGGTTTTGTAAAACACAAAAAGAGAGACCAAGAAAAAAAAGAATGGTGTGAAATAAATGGTATCTCATATATAGAGTTGCCCTTTAACGAGAATGAAGAATCATGGCTAAATAGGATAAAAAATGAGCAACAAAACAGCTAAAGAAGAACTACATGACTGGGATGATTTACTTGATGAATATGAATCAGGTATTGGTTTGCCTAAATACAGTAGCGGCATATTACCAGAGACAGAGCTCAACAACTATTTATCAATGAATAGAGATGAGCTAGAAAAACTTACGCCAGAAGACTGTGGACAAATATCTTATAGATTAGGACAATTTGCATTCCATATACAAAGAACCATAAATAGAGAAATTGCTAGAAATAATTGGGCAGACGATACCATAAAAGTAGTTATCGCAGACGATATTAATAACTATAAGGGCTATGGATATGTTGAAAAAGCTAACCAAGCCATTAAGCATAATGACAAAGCACAATCATTAAACAAAATTAGGATATACGCGAAGCAAAGAACCGATAGGCTGTCGTATCTAGCCAACTCTGTTAAAAACTTGTCTGATATTCTTCTTTCTATTCAAAAAATAAAAATGGTGAAACATGGATAATATAAGTCTAGATCCGCAACAAATACAACAAATGATTCAGTTACTGCAAGCGATGTTGCCTCCAGCCGGTCAACCCTCTACTACAACTGACGGGACGGATAATTCCACCACCCCGCCGAAAAGGAAGCCAAGGAAAAAGACGGCAAATTCTGCCACTCATGATATCAAGGCCAAGCCATTGCGAGAAAATAAGTTTGACCAAATGGCTGAACTAAATATGCATAGAGAAGACATTGCTGTTGATAAAAAGTTAGCCATTCAACCCCCAGTACCAAGAGCCAGAAAATTTAGAATGCTTAAGGCAACCTGCCGGGTGTGTGGCAGAACAGAGGATATTAATCCGGTTTTAATAACAGATTCTCTCGATAGATATAAGTGTAACAAATGTTCAGCAGGAGCAGGTTGATATGATTTTGTGTGATTCAGCAGCAGAAAGAGCTGTCCTGTCCGGTATATGTAATTACGGAGAGGATGCTTATTTGGATGTGGCAGATATTGTACAAGACTCTTCTTTTACAATTGATAGTAATTCTATTATCTTTAAGTGCTTGAAGGTCGTCTGTGAAAGGGAACAGAAGCCAAATATTGATATAGCGACTATTTTTTCTGTAGCAGAAGAGCTTGGGTTTGGTCATATTTTAGCAAAGAAAGAAGAAGCCCAGCATTTAAGAGCAATCATTGATTTTCCGGTTGCTGTTGACAACGTGAGGAAGTTTGCGGCTAAAATTAGAAAACTTGAAATAGCAAGACTATTACGCAAGCAGCTTGAGTTGGCGCAAGAAAAGATACTGGATGTTAATGGTACAGAGCCTATCGGCTCTATTTTAGGCATAGCTGAAGAAACCATATTTAACTTCACTTCTCTTCTTAACGACTCAGACAACAACCCTGTACCAATCGGTAATGATCTAGACGCATATATACACAACCTAGAACACAATAGAGTTGACCAAGTTGGAATACCTACTGGATTTCCGGCTTATGATCATGCTATAGGTGGCGGTCTCAGAAAAGGAACAGTTAATGTGATCGGAGCTAGACCCAAAACAGGCAAAACATTACTATCTGATAATATCGGCAATAACATAGCCAAGCTAGGCATACCAGTGCTTAATATGGATACAGAGATGAATAAAGAAGACCATATTAATAGAATATTAGCTATGATGACAGAAATTGAAATCAATGCTATAGAAACCGGAAAGTTTGCAGAATCCCCAGACAAAAAGAATAAGCTAATAGCAGCGGCCACAGAATTAAAAAAGACTAAACTATTTCATAAAAGCATTGCTGGTCAACCATTTGAAGATCAGCTGGCGATCATGAGAAGGTGGGTACTAAAAGAAGTTGGTCTTAATGATGATGGCACAGCTAAGGAATGTGTAATTTTTTATGACTATCTAAAACTAATGGATAGTGCTGGCATGAGTCAAGATTTAAAAGAATATCAGGTATTAGGATTTATGATGACTTCTTTACATAATTTTGCCACAAGATATAAGGTTCCTATTGTTGCATTTATACAATTAAATAGAGACGGCATCACAAAAGAAAGCACAGACTCTGCTAGCGGATCTGATCGTATTATATGGCTATGTAGTAACTTTAGTATCTTCAAGCGAAAGACCCCAGAAGAAATAGCTGAAGATGGACCAGATAATGGAAATCGTAAATTAGTGCCACTAATCAGCAGACACGGAGGAGGCTTGGATGACAATGACTATATCAATTGTCATATGAAGGGTTGGTGTGCCAAGATCACAGAAGGCAAAACTAGACTTGAGGTACTTAACAATAAGGGCGGATCATCAGATGGTTTTATCGTCAACAATACAAATGAACAAGAAATCCCGTTCGAATAATAATGATCAGACCAAACTTAAAATAGTTTGCGACGACATTTGCGACAACATATATCCTTTGCTTGATGCTTTTGGTTTGGAATATAGGTCTAATAATAAAATGATCTCTATGTCCTGCCCCATTCATGGAGGAGATAATATGTCAGCAATTAATCTCTATCCAGAAGGAGATAGGTATAGGGGTAACTGGAAGTGTAGAACACACGGATGCGAACAAGTATTTAAGTCTTCTGTAATAGGATTTGTTAGGGGAATATTATCGCACCAAAAGCACGGATGGGAAGAGAATGGAGACAAGACCTGTAGTTTTAATGAGGCTTTAGAATTTTGTCTTAAGTTTATCAACAAAGACCTAAAAAATATAAAGATCTCAAAAACAGAAAGAGATAAAAAATCTTTTACTAGTACAGTTAGCTATTTATCTAAAGATAATCAAACTGTAGATAAAGTAGCTCAACTACCAACAAGAGAGCAAGTAAGAAAACATTTACAAATGTCCCCAGACTACTATGTAAAAAGAGGATATTCTTTACAAACGCTTGACAAGTACGATGTTGGACTATGCGATAATCCCACCAAGGAAATGTATAATAGAATAGTGGTGCCAATCTACAATAATGATTATACTCATATGATAGCATGTACCGGAAGAAGCGTTTCCAATAAATGCGGCCACTGTTCCTCATATCATAACGAAAGCGAAAAGTGCCCACCAGACGAAAAGAAATGGCTTTATCCAAAATGGAAACATAGCGCAAACTTTAAAAGCCAAAATTCTTTATACAACTTCTGGTTTGCAAAAGAACACATTATGAAGAGTAATCAGGTTATTATTGTTGAAAGCCCAGGCAATGTCTGGAGACTAGAAGAAAACGGTATTCATAACAGTGTTGCAATATTTGGTTCGTCATTGAGCGATAGACAAAAAATTCTTCTTGATTCATCTGGCGCTATGACTATCGTAATTTTAACAGATAATGATGAAGCTGGCAGAAAAGCGGCTGATCAGATTAAGTCAAAGTGTCAAAATACTTATCGAATTTTTATTCCATCGATCAGCAAGCCTGATGTGGGAGAAATGACCTCAGAAGAAATTAATACTGAAATTAAACCATATCTAGAAAGTATAGTATGAGTACAATTATTGCATTTGCTGGAAGAAAACAGTCCGGAAAAACCACATGTTCTGAAAATATATGTGACTACTATAATAGTAAATACTCTGGCTTATCTAAAGTATATAATTTTGCTGATCCACTAAAACAAGATATTTGCATGAATATACTTGGATTGAGCTATGACCAATGCTATGGATCAGACATGGATAAAAACACCGCCACTCATATAGAGTGGGAGGGGCAGAAACTTAATGCAAGAGAAGTTATGCAAATAGTCGGTACGGATATTTTTCGCAAAATGTATAATGGGGTTTGGGTAAATGCTACAATCTCTAAAATTAATCGAGAACATTTGGGCTTAGCTGTTATCGCTGATTGTAGATTTCCAAATGAAGTAGAGGCCGTAAAGAATGCTGGTGGCATAGTAATAAAGCTAACCAGAAATCTATATAATTCTAATCATGCGAGCGAAACTGCTCTTGATCCAGACAACTATAATCCTGATCATTTTGATCTAGTTGTACATAATGAGAAAATTGGTATTGCAGAGCAAAATAATCTCATTGTATCATTTTTACAAAAAAGAGGGGTGTTCTCATTATAATAACATATCTAAGAAGTAGTTCTTACGGCACCCACTCAATGTGCCCTCAGCAATATTTTTTCGAATATATCCTTGGCTTGAGATCTCCGTCTAATAAAAAAGCGGACAAAGGTACTGTAGTACATAAGGTTCTAGAAATATTGGCATATGTCAAACTTAATCAGCAAAACAAGATAGATGTTTTTGAAGATGATGTTGTGGGGGCCGTAGACATTAATAGCTATAGCCTAAACACAATCATAGAAAAAGTATATAAGTATTATACGTCTAGATTTACTCACCACGAATGGGATCTGAAAGACTATAAAGATTGTCACGGATGGGTTTACAAAGCCCTAGAATATAATGGTGGTATGTTTGACCCAAGGAATAGGAACATAGTGCAACCAGAGCAGCATTTTGACATTGAAATTAAAAAACCATGGTCTTCTTATAAATATGATACTAAAGAGGGATTACTAGAAGGCAATTTAGCAATCAAGGGTACCATTGATCTTATCACTAAAATAAACGATAAGACTTTAGAAGTAATAGATTGGAAAACCGGAAGAAGGCTAGATTGGGCAACCGGAGAAGAAAAAACTCATGAAAAATTGCAAAATGATCCTCAGTTGAGAATATATCATTATGCGATACAACACCTGTATCCAGAGATTGAGCATGTAATGATATCTATTGATTTTATTAATGATGGCGGAGCATTTACTATTTGTTTTGATAAAAGCGATCTTTTTAAAACGGAAATCATGCTAAAGAACAAATTTGAAACTATAAAGAATACACAAAAACCCCAACTTAACAAGAGTTGGAAATGTACTAAGCTATGCCATTTTGGAAAAACAACATTTGAGAATACCTCGGTAACTCCACTAAAAGAATACAGAGATAACCAGCTAATACCAAAAGATAAATGCATGACCAAGTGTGAGCAAGTAAAACACGATATAGACACAAAAGGCACAGAAACCGTGATTGACGAATACCAGACTCCGGGTTATAGTATTGGACACTACAAAGCACCCGGAAGCACCGCATGAAAAATTACACCCCTCTCCATTGTCATTCGATGTATAGCTTATTGGACGGATTATCTCAGCCAAAAACAATGGCTGAAAGATGTCAAGAAATTGGAGCTTCTTCCTGTGCCCTAACAGATCATGGCAATATCGCCGGAACTGTAAAGTTTTATACCGAAATGAAAAAGCATGGAATCAAACCGATCCTAGGTTGTGAGCTATATATTTGCAATGATGACCCATCAATACAAAGCAAAGAAAATAGAGACCTTAGTCATTTTGTTATATTAGCAAAAAACTTTGAAGGATGGAAAAGCTTAATAAGAATAACTTCGGAATCCAACAGGCCAGACTTTTATTACCATAAACCAAGACTTAATCTATCGACACTAGCCCAGTTTTGCAACAATAATATTATTGGTTTTTGTGGACATGCTGGCTCCACGATAGCCGATAAAATTATGTTAGGAGAAAGCCTAAATCCAGACTGGAAAGAAATTGGTATTCAACAAATTGGTCTATATAAGGAGATCTTTGGAAAAGACAACTTTTTCCTTGAGGCTCAACTCATGGACTCAGAAAACTCGCCAATCCAAAAGATATTGACCGATGCGATGAGAGAACTTTCCAAGCAGACTGCCACTAAGATCATAGCCACGCCAGACGCTCATTATTGCCGTAAGGAGGATGCAATTGATCAGAGAGTGTTGCTGTGCAATAATTTAAAAACAACCTTCCCAGAGATCAGCAGAAAGATCACAAACGACGAGGAAGTTCCTCTTGGATGCTTTTTTACTTCTGATAACTTTCATATATTATCCCAGGAAGAAATACGATCATTTCATACAGATGAGGAAATCGAAAATACCAATTTTGTGGCTAATTTATGTGAAGAATACAATATTCTAGACAAGCCACAACTACCTCCGTTCCCCTGTCCTAATAATTCGGATGATGCCGAATATCTACGAGAATTATGTAGAAAGGGTTGGAGAGAAAAAATTGCTAACGATATTCCAAAAGAAGACCATCAAAAATATGTTGATAGAATTAAGTACGAGCTTGATGTTTTGCAGGGTGCCGATTTATCAAGCTACTTTTTAATTGTCCAAGATATTGTTAACTATGTGAGATCTAATAATTGGCTGCCAGGACCTGGAAGAGGAAGTGCTGCAGGTTGTTTGGTCTCATATTTGATTGGCATAACTAGCATAGATCCAATTAAATATAATCTCCTCTTTGACAGATTTTATAATGCTGGTCGTAATAGTAAAGATCATATCTCAATGCCAGATATCGATGTTGACGTACCAATTAACAAAAGAGAAAATGTTATTGAATATATTAAACAATGTTATGGTCAAGATAAGGTGTCTCAGATGATAACGTTCAATACCATTAAAGGCAGAGGAGCTATCAAAGACGTATTAAGAGTATATGGCAATATTTCTTTCGATGAGATGAACAAAATTACCAAAAGTATCCCAGATGAGTCTAAGATTGCCGATGATCTTCAAGAAATGAAAGAAGAGACCGGCGAAGCATCAATTATAAGATGGGCTTTGGAAAATCAGCCAGATAAACTCAAAGAATGGTGCTTTATTGACGAAAAGAATGAACTACAAGGCCCGCTTGCAAAAAGATTTGAGCAGGCTATAAGATTGGAGGGCACGAAGTCTAATCAGTCCAAACACGCCGCTGGTATAGCAATTAGTGCCAACCCCTTGAACGTATCGTGTCCGATGGTTTATGATTCAAAAAATGAACAGATGATAGCGGGCATGGAGATGCAAGATTTAGAATCATTGGGTATAATTAAATTTGATATTTTAGGCGTAGCAATGTTAGATAAAATTATGACTATTCGAGATATTTTAAGAACAGGAGAATAAATATGGCGATTAAAAAGTTTATGGAAGTTGCTATCGGTCAGACATTTAAACTAAAAAATGACCAGGGCGCGGTTAATGAATATATAAAGCTGACAGAAGAAAGAGTTAGTTGCTGTAAGGCTATTAATGCAGCATTGCTGTCGGATCAAGCTCAACGTATCCAAGTTTTACCACTAATAGAAGTAGAAGTAAACGACTAAACTAATGATTAACTATAATAAAATCTGTGTTTTTGATTTTGAAACAGACGGATCTGATCCCAGGATTTGCAGTCCGGTTCAGATAGCCTCGGTTATTATTGATCCTATTAAACTCGAAATAGTACCAAAGTCTGAATTTAATATTTTCTTTAAGCCAGATGTTCTGGCAAAAGACGAAAATTATGAATATACAACAGATATTCTGGACTTTCATGCTAAAGTTAAGGGATGTTCTAAGGATGACATTCTAAAAGACTGGAAACAGTATCCTTCACAAGAGCAATCTTGGAAGATGTTTACCAACTATTTAGAAATGTATCACAGCAGATCATCTAAAAAAAGTCAATTTAGTGCTCCAATAGCTGCTGGCTATAATATTTATCGTTTTGATCTACCAATAGTTGATAGACTAAGCAATAAATATGGTAACGTAAATAAAGAATCAAAGACCGATATCTTTTATCCTAGAGATGTTGTTGATATCATGAATTTAATTTTTTATTGGTTTGAAAATAATGGAGACTTAAAGAGTTATACCCTAGATTCATTAAGAGACTATTTTGGAATCTCTAAGGTTGGAGCACACGATGCCTTAAAAGACGTTAAGGACTGCGCCGATATCCTAATTCGATTCCTTAAGCTCCATCGTAATCTAAGCAATAAAATAAAATTCAAAGACTCTTTCACCGCTAGCCATGCCTAAAACATTTCAATATTCTTGTGGATGCTCTTTTGATATTATGCCA